CCTTACGTTTAATGTCCAGTCAGCCGATGCATTTCCTGTGTAGTAAACAGTTGGGTTTGTACTGAACTCAATATTGACTGTTCCAGTGGCTGAAGCCGAGACTATATAAGCAACTTCGATGACTGTGGTTATGTTAGCAACGGTGAGCGTATCCGAACCTGCGCTAAAATTACCAGAAGAATCTCTTGCAACTATGGTTGATGGGGTATTCGCATCAGTTGCCGTAGTTGCAGAGTTTGAAACTTTACCAGCTGTTGCGATTGTTGCGAGTTTCGTATCAACTATTCCTGCGGAGGCATTAATGTCGACATTCATGATTGCGCCATCGGCAATTTTTGCGCTTGTTACAGCACCGTCTTCAAGAACGAATGTTGGTGCTGACACCCAAATAGAGCCGTTAAAATATGTAACGTCATTATTAAAATCGATATATGCGAACATTCCCTCTTGCAGCAATGGCTTACCATCTCCAGCAACTCCACCGACAGTCTGACCGATTGCGATTCCGTTTCCGAATGCCGTGTCTCTGTCTGCCGTTGTGGCGAAACGCATAATTGTCTGATTCATCAAATAGCCGTTTACGTCTGCAGCAGTAATTACGTCTCCAGCTACAAAAAGTCTTGTTCCTAATCCACCGGCCATTATTGGTCTCCTGTATTTCTGATTGTAAAGTTTATCATTGCTATCCCAGTGGGTATTCCCCAAGTACCCCGAGTGTCACGTCGTCAAGTGCTAATAAAAATGCCAGCACTGTCAAGTGGGTTATTTTGTAACCAAGAGGCCTTGATGGTTCAACTGCAGCAAGTACTATGTCGCTTGACTCGCCAACTTCTGCATCCAGGGTTTCGTTTACTATTGTTTGGATTCTTATAGCCCATGGGTCTCCTCCGAATTTTGGGGTCAAAGAAACACTTCTAGTGGATGAAGAACCGTCTACTGTTTTTATAAGAACCTGCTTGGCTGATTCAAGTATCGCCCTTCTACTTCCAGCCCCTCTTCCGTGATGAGAGCTACTCAGTTGCCACTCTAAAAAATCCCTAATCAAAGATTCGTTATCCAGGTAAAGTGATTTGTCTGGTAATTGAAAATTTTGTTTTAAAAATTCACCTGTAAATTGAGCCAGCCATGGCATGTACTCAGGTCTTACGGACTGTGGCGATACGAGTGAACTTGATGCCCAGTATTCAGTTTTTAAGGACGGTGTATATATCTCATCATTCTCGTAGCCATACATTCTTTGATACTCACGTCGCGCGTCACCGGCAAATGCGGTGAGAACGTCAATCAATCTATAAAAGGGGTATGTTGGCGATGATTGGTCGGAGTCAATAGACCAGTAAAAATCAGGAAGATGATGCCTAAATTGACCAACAAATGGATTTTCATAAAAACCAAGTTCTCTTATTAGGTGGGCATTTGTCAGTCTTATTTGCGTTGCTTCGTGTCCGGTTATTTCTACATCTATATTCGCATAATGGGTAGATGAATCGTTTGGAACGTAAGCAACATTTGACCAAACACCATTATATTGACCGCTGGATATTTCAGTAATGTTCTCTTCTACTGGATAAAAAACCGAAGAGGAAGCCGACTGGGCTATGTTTGTTGATGGATTGACATAATAAACCGCTGAAGCTGAATCAATCCATAATTTTATTGCTACTGTGACTTCATCGAGCGTTTTTATTTTTGAGTTAAAAACTAGACCAACACCATTTGTGTCAAGTGGGAGTTCTATGTTCCGTAATTTATATTTTACTGCCAGCGTGCTCGACGGGCTCGCAATGGCAACAAACCTAGACGTTACGTTCAAGTCTGTCTGAGATATTTCAAGCGTAGCGTTATCTGTTTCCCAGCCAAATGGATATGTCGTATTTGCGAGTGACACCAATCTGCCGTTTTCGTCATAGACGCTTAATGCGTCATGCCATGGGAGGAGGTTTACGGTTGTTGGCATTACGACTCAAATACGGTTATGGTCAAAGTTATGTCTTCTGCAGAAATAATCGGCAAAGTACCCTTATTCGCAAATAGCAAGTCTGTTCCGTACTTTGGGAGCCATCCACTGCCAACTGGGGATATTGAGACAGATTCTACATATATCACACCTGGTATGTTGGCGATTAGTGATACCAGTTGTGTTGTTCTTACCCTATCGAGATTGAAAGGGAAAACTCCAGGACTCAAGTAGTCTACGAGGGTATCAGTAATAGATGAACTAACAACAGATGTGTCGTATGATTCACTAATAACAATATCTGCTTCAATTGTTAAATTCACCAATGTCGGGTCTAAGACATTTACTGTTAGCCCGGCAACAGACGAGTCTGACACTTCTGTCTTGATTCCTAGTTTTTCTGTCTGTGTCAAGAACGTATTCAATCCATAACCAAAAACAGTTACATAACCTGGGTCGTCTTCTCCGGCATAGGCAGAGCCAGTTACTACAGTGCTGGCACTGTTTGAACCAACAGATGTGAATACTATTGTCGATGCGCTAGTTGCTAAAACTTCAAAATCACCAGAAAAAGGTCCGCAGTCAGAGAGCCTTACAGTATCTCCGGCTATGAAAAGATGCGGAGCCTCGGTCTGAACTGTACCGATATTCGTTGTTCCATCTCTAAATGTTTTAATTACACCAGAAGTTCTACTTACTGTTACGTCTCCGGAAGTGCTATCACCGTTTGTTAGGTCGTATGAACGAACTCGTCCAACAACACCAGGAAAAGTTGTAAGAATATACGAATCAAGTTGGCTTGATTTGTTTATGGTCGAAGATAATGAGCGTAAGTAAGTCGCAGAACGAGAAAGATAATCCGAGTCCGTATCTGCGTTTACACCATTAACAAAATTGCTTGGGCTTGCAACAATTGCACTAAAAATATTAGTACCAGCAGATATGACATTTAATTCCGCATTAGCTGATATCGGGGGTATTATTCCTAGCGTAAGGCAAGAACAGGTTATTGTCGCTGCTGGGTAGTCAGGGTCAACTTCGGGGTCAACTTCGGATATCTCTACCGCTTCGAGTGTTTGAAATGCATACTCCTGAAGCTCATCCTCAAAATATGTTTCATAGCTAACAACTGTTCCCGCTGGAACGGTTCCGCCACTGTAGCTATTCAGGGTGAATACGACATCCACCTGTGATGCCACTCCTTCTTGTCGATTAAATCCAAGAATTGCCATTACCCCAGACATCAACCTATTCGGCAATCTATTTATTGCTGAAATATTCAATGCGCTTACATATGCCATTGCCTGGAATATTGCGTCTTCTGGGGTTCCTGTGCGAAGCTCAAATTGAGGAAGTGAAAGACGTGCAAGTTCAAGAGAATCCCTATAGATATCACCTGGCTCTAAGTCAAAAACACTTAGGTCTATATAGTTTGAAAAATCTGCAGGCATTTGCGCTCCTAAACTAGAACATCAAATGCAAATGTAACTTTTGCATTCGAGTCGGAATCTTCCGTTGTTAATACTGAAGTTATTTTTACTTCTGGCACATACCGCGCGGCATTAAGCACAAATAAGCCTTTGTCTATCCCTCTAAACGCAGGGTCATTAACTCCGAATCGTGGGGTGAATGGGTGCGTCATTGGTTCTGTAAGCATGCAGATTGAGAGCAGTTGCGTGTAATATTCGTCGCTACCATCTCGATGTTTTTTAAAACCAGTGCTATCAAATCTAACTGGGAATGCAAGCATGTCCATTATGCGTTCTCCAGTGTTGTAACTCGAGCAGATAGTGAATTTATTACAGCAATTAGTGCATCAACAACGGCTTTGGACGCATAAACATCTTGTTTATTGTTAGCACTGCCAATAACCATAAGTTCTGTAAAGAATTCATCAGTAAAAGTACATTGAACCAAATCACCGGACGAGAGCTTATTGAGCGCTGTTGTACCAAGTGGGGTTATCGGCCCATAACTTGCGCCCAGTTCTGGAACCTTCACAAAAACCCTACCCGCCGAGTCGACTGATGTTACTGATGCTTTAAAAAAACGGCCAGGAGCCAGTCTGTGCGTCGAAGCTTTTTGTGAATTTACTATGTCTGGTCTTTTTGCCATTTTGACTCCTTTTCTTATTCTATTTTACTTTATGAGTACCATGATGAATCTGTTCCACCAGCGGTATTAGGTATTAAATTTAGTGCACCATTAACTGACGGATATTTCCTAATTGTTATAAGCTCTTGTTGCATGGATATCAAAATTGCATAATCCCTTGCATTTAGAATTGCTTTTTCCTTAGTGTCGCCGCGGATTACCCCAAAGTGCTTTCCGTTACCCTCATACCCACCAGCAGCCCAAAACGCTGCTTCCACCTCTGCTTCTGTTTTGCTGACAGCAACGCCACCAACCGTATAGATAGTTGGAACAAGTACACATCTCCACTCGCTTCCGTACTGCTGGACGAGGGTCGAAGAGTATGTTGTATGGACCCCGTATGGGTCTGGTGTTCTTCCAGGCAACGAATAGGGAAGAACTGGACGGTTGTAAAGGTCAAGATTGCCAACATAGATGACGCTGTCTTTATCATTAGTACTGTTTGAGTTTGGTTTTCCTCCAGTTATTTGATTTTTAATCATTGCGTGAACTGAGGTCATATTTGCATAAACCATTGACGGATACGCGTATCTCGAAGAATCTGTTGGAACAGGGAGGATGCGGGAGTCAATTTGATTTTTTGTTATCGCTTGGCCGGATGCGGATTTGGCTTCTTGTATTGTCGTCTGTATCACTGGTAGTCCGCTGGAAACATACGTCTGTGTGTAAAGCTGCCCAACTGGAAGAAGTTTTAAGTTCTTTTTTTGTTGTTCTGTTCTCTCCGGTGTTCGGAAAGAAATAGACACTGCATCTGGTGTCATCTCATTAAATGAAACATCTGTAATAAGATAAAAACCAGACATGTTTGGAATTGTTCCAACATAAGCAGTCATCCCAGGTCTTAGCTGAGTTCCATTAACTCTTTCAACCATGCATGAGCCATCTCCTGCATATGGGTCGTTGTCTGACTTTGTTATGTTTGGATGCTCGGTTAGAAGAAATCTTCCTGGAGTCCCAACGTAGTCTGGTGAGAAATTAGGGAATTGAAGAGGAATCCATCTCTGCTCCTTGAACCCTTTCTGTTTTCTCTTTCCAGGGTTTGCTGGGTCTGGGACCATTTTGGGAACAGTTCTTTTATCTACCCCCCACTTATGAAGCAGCCATTGTTCTGATGCGAATATTAGGTAACCATCAACTTCATAACAAACAAATTTTGCTGCTTCTGCTATTCGCTGTATTACGTCCCACACCGACTCCGCCTGACGGCTTCCCTTTGTCGATGTTGCTGCTCCACCCTTGCTTGATTCCTGGCCGGCAAATTTAAGACCATACTTTTTTGCTGCATTTTTTACGTACTGAGCCCCACTTCCTTTGATTGTTCCTGGTTTTTTATCTCTCTTCATTTGCTGTACGGCTTTTGTGTAGCACTTAATTGAGTATGAGCAGCTTCCACCAGGACCCTGGGAGACTGTGACGTTTGCAATTTCAAACAATTGGGATACTGGTCTTATCTTTGAGCTTGCTGGTGTTATTTGTCCAATCGCCTGTGTTTGATATATTACGTCTCTACCAAGGGTGAAGTAATTGTTTTTTGACATTGCCAGGCCTGGGTCAAGCACATCAAATGAAAGTTCTGAAGCTAAATCCATTGTGTAACTAACGCTTGCCTGCGTTACCAAGTTAGATAAATCAGTAAATGCTCCACCACCAAAATTCGGAAGGTCTGCTATAAGTATTTTTCTTTGATGAGGACCAGTGAAATTTCTTGAAAATGCCCAACTCGTATATGTTGAAAGTTCCTGGGCCATAATTACTTCACAGTTTGTTCATTGTTGCAGCTGTTTGTATCACGATTTTTTGTAACGCCAGGATTGGACCAAAGTAACGGAACGCATGTTCCGCCTGGCGTGGTCGTAGGTATGGTTGGAGTGGATATGTCGGTCAGCCTTGGCAGAACTATCAGATTCGGACCCTCAAGTGGTAATTCTTGAATCGTCAGGTTGCATGTGGCTCTAGCTATCTCTCCACGTGGAGATGATGCGCTATTGGCGTCTGGTGGCTGCTGAACCCTTTGTACCGAATTTATTGTTAAATCTACAATTGCAAACTCAATCCCGCTTCCACCAGTCCATGATGGATATATGAGTTGCTCTGTAAACATTTTATCCATACCAAGAAAAATAACTGATTCCGGCCTAGAGGCCATCTGTCGTAACATTTTTAGTTCATCATCACATGAAGTCATTAGATTTGTGTTATCGCCAACCACAAACTCAAATGATATTTTCATAAGTTTGAAATTTCTAAAGTCAACAAATGGGGTGTTGTTTACTCTGTCTATTTCTGTCCAGTTTGCACCCAGGTCAGTGTATGAAACATTATTTGGATAATATCTAAATTGGAATCTGTCAGGTGTTAATGAGTAGTCACCTTCTGATGTCCTGTAGTACTGGACCATCTCTGCTTTAGTATTGTCACCAAGGGCAAGTATTCTGGAATTAATTGATTTCTTTATGGTTGCTACTACTGCACGGTTTCTAGTACCACTATCACGCTGTGCTGATTCTGCCTGTGCTGTAGCAGATGAGGAATTGGTTCCACTAGTAGTTGTGGTTTTTGCAGTTGTTCCGGCTGTTTTTGTGCTTGGGCCCTTTGCTGCTGCTGTTGGTGATTCAGCTTTTTCTGCTGCTGCATCTTCTGCGGCCACAACCTCTATTGCTGCACGTTTTGATAGACCTTGGAGCTCTAATTGCTCAATTCTTCTTTTTGTAAAATTTTCAAGATTTAATTCTTGAGCTTCACCAGTAAACTTTGAATATCTATCCATTGAATATAATTCACCATATTGAGCTGCAGCAATTGTTTTTGATACTGGGTAGAACCTTTTTTGTGCAGGATGGTACCAATATGGCGTGTAGTTGCTTTGAAGTGTGTCGCTTTGTTTTCTCCATTTGTTAAGAACATTAGTCTTATATGGATTTTTATTATCAGGCAATCCAGTGTCCGACCAGTTAAAAACTTCTGAGGTAATGCTATATATCTCATTTGCATAAACAAAAGAAGAAATACCTACAGCATCAAGTTGATATCTACCCCCTGTTTGCGGTTGGTTTGTGTAACTTGGCAGAACAAGTTCTGGAGTTGATTTAGGTTTTTGTTCTTGAAAAGTTAATTCATCACCATCGTTATAAACGATATAACTATTATCAGAAATACTTGCACCAGCTGTTGAGTATGGATACCAGTACTTAACGTTGGAAAAAGATGGATGCAATGTCCAGTTAGAACCAGGAGGGAACCAGGTAATATTATTTTGAGCAACAAATTTTTGTTTTATTGGGTAGCTTTTTTTTATGCTTCCAGCGGAGCTTAATGTGTACCCAATGGTCCCAAGATAAACGTCACCTCTACTAGGCATTACGAACGCTCCTGCATCTTTCTCTGCTCGTCTTTGAGTTTCATCATCACCATGTTTGCAACCTGCTCTGGTGAGCCGTTTCCTCCACTTACGTTTATCGACACCGTCATTGTGTTCGAGTTTGAAGAACCACCAGAACCACCAGAAGGCATTCTCGACATTGATGGGACCGCTGTATCCCCGTATCCAGAACCTGGGACTACGTGTAGGTGTCTCCTGGCAAGTGTTCCGTGGAATTCTGCAAATCCACCATTTGCATGAACTAGGCGCTGGTATTGACCAAGGTTCTGCCCTATTAGGTCATACGCCTTTCCGGTTACGTGGTCCGAGTTTATTGAGCCAAGCCCTTGGTTTCTCCATGCCGAGGTGATAGTTCTCTTACCTGTTAGTTGTGAGTTCATTGCTCCATGGCGGGCCATTGTCTGAGAGAGCCTGCTTGATGTTGTGTCTCCACGTGGGGTTGATGTGTCGTCCTTGTACCAATCTGGTTTCTGGTCCCACCATTCTGGTTTGTCGCTTTTCCCTGTGAAGAATCCCTTTGTCGCATCGGTGAACTGTTTAACTCCAGCTTTGAAATCATCGCTAGCATCGGCCATTCTGTTTGCTACTTCATCGAGGTCCTTTGCACCACCATCACCAGTTAAATCTTCAAGTGCTGTTGTTGTCAATCCGCCAAGTCCGGCTTGATTTAAGGCGAAGCTCAAGGCGTTGCCCTTGTCTTGATTCCCTGTTGCCGAGAAGTCAAGTTCTCCGGCTTGCATTTTTCGCAAGAAATCAGCAAACTTTGTTGGGTCTTCCTTCGACATTGTCGTAAGTCGTTCTTTTATTTGTCCAGCATCTCCGGCAAAACCAGCCTCAGTTAATAACCCGGAAACCTGAGTGGTTGCTGTCCCAAGCACTTCCTTGCTCATGGTCGCCATTTGGTTTTTGAGTATTTCATTTGAAAGAACGTCTTTACCCATTCCCTCAAACGTCGCACCCTTAGCAAATGCGCCGCCTTCTTCGCCTTGACCAAATAGATTTTGTGTTGAAAGGTATGCCTCGATAGGGTCGTTACCAGATGCAGCAAGTGCTTGAGTAAAGTAACTTTCAAAATAATCATTAGTTGCTTGCGTCTTTTCTTCTGCTCCAAGACCTCCTGAAAGCATTTGGTCTCTGAAACCTTGGGAAGACTGGTTAATTGTCTTTTGTGCTTCTTGCTGCGTGCGCGCTTTAGTAAATAGGTTTGAGCCGGCAAGGAATATGTCTGTAAAAGCTTGCTTCATTTGGTCTGCTGATTTCCCGGCAGCCATGCCCATACCCTTGAGTGCATCTGTGAATTTAATTGTTGTGTCGTAAAGATTGAACCCCAATTCGTGGGCCATCTTTTCTAGTTCTGGGATTGACTTGCCTGACATTTTTACAAACTGGTCAAGACGATTTGTTATTACTCTGTCTTGCATCTGATAAGCACTTGTCTCACCTAGTGATACGGTTCCGGCAGCATTTAGAGCTGACTGAACAGCATCATCGCTCTTGAACATGTCCTTACGTTCTTTTTCAGTTGTAACTACACCCATCTTTTCTTGATTGTTTAATACTTGTTCTAGAAGGGCTTTGTTTGATGCAATATCTGCGGCTGTTCCTCCAGTTTTTACTTTGCCAGTAACCATTGATTTTATTCCAGCTGCTTTTGCTAGGTAGGCCGAACCGATACCCTCGAATGAACCTCTGTCCTTCATCGTTGATGTGTCGTACCCTGCTTCTTTTAGTGCAGCAAGGTTGTCTTGGCTTCTAAAGAATTTTCCTGCACCTTGCTTAACAACAGAAGAGAAAACTTCAGCCATGTTGTTCTTCATGGCTTCTTTTGCTTTTTTGGCTTCTTCTTTGCCTTTGTTAATCATTCCTTTGAACGCACCAGCAAGTCCACCGATTACTGCTCCAGCAAGAGCTCCGTATGGTCCGAGGTACGAACCAAGAGCAGCACCACCAGCTGCTCCGGCCATCGCTCCAGCACCAGCGCTCTTCGCATTCCATGCACCACCAAGCCCTGCTACAGCAAGTCCTGCTCTGGCGTCAAACTGGGAAACCACACCACCAAGAGCCATCGCTCCCTGCATCTCTTCTGGTGCGTACTGGCTGGCTATCCCAAGGCCCATGCTCGCGCCCATCTTGCCGCCCATGCTCTTTCCAAATTTATTTGATGCAGCGCCAAATTTTGTTTCGTTACGATTGATTCTGTTTATGTCTCTTGCAAGACGGAGTTTTTCCATTCTTTTGGATATTGCCCCAGTTCTTCCTGTCCCACCTTCTTCAATCGATAGCTGTGAGTTGTTGTATCTAGCAATAGCGCTCTGACGCATAGAAGCAACATCAACAATTCCACCAGTTGTTTCTTGCATTACGTTTCTTGTTTCGTAGACTGGTTTCTTTTTTGTTCCGCCAACCCTTACCTGTTCTGTTTTTATTGTTCCATCAGGGTTGTACATCACTGTTTGTGATTTCATGTTTGGGTCATATCTACCCTGCTGTGCGTATGCCATCGCTCCTGCACCAACGCCATAAGCTTTAAGTCCAGCACCAGTAACTCTGTCTGTTGCTGCTTGACCAAAGTCTCTTAGTGCAGAGCCTCTAACATCTCTAAAACTTGCTCCCTCGGCAGCGGCGAGGCGGGCTGCCCTTGCTCTTCTTACGGCAGATGTGCCAGAACCAGGTTCACCCTTTGGGATTATTGCTGCGGCAGCATCTTTTCTTTCTCTCGCAAGTGCGGCGTTGTACGCACGGTCTTCGGCATTCTTCTCTCTTTGTGCGTGTCTTTCGCTGTACCACGAACCAGCAGCCTGGTCCATAGTGAGGGCCTTGCCCATACCCATCGCCCCACGCAGTGTGTATTTCGAGAATGGGTCGAGAGAAACTGCCCCACCACCCCTAAATGCACTAAGTGCTCTTTGGTCGTATGCCTCTTTGCTTACATTGCCTCTATCAAAACTATCTCTTCTTGCTTGGTGGCCCATGTCCGTAACGTGCCCTGCGGCTGCAATTCCAGCGACTCCACGTTGCCCCATGAATGTTGTGTTTCTTTGTGCAGCCAGTACTGTTGCTGCACCAGATGCGGACGTTGCGGTGCTACTCACTCTCGCCCCAGAGGCTAGAGATAGACCTCCAGCTCCGACAACCGCACCTCTCCCGCCTGGACCAACTGGTCCTCTACCACCACCGCCGCCTGGCCCACCAACAGGACTACCGCCAACAGTCACCGTCCCTGCTGTTACGTTCATTTGCTGAGTTGTGAGTCGCCCTGCTTCTGGGGCCATTCGTCCCTTAACATTGCTCATTGCTCTTCCGGCAAGGCTGAAGGCTAGAAGCGGAGCGAGGGTGGTCATCAAGCCTTTGCCCAATCCACCAGTTAGCATCTTCGTCATCATTCCGAATATTTGCGCAACCATGTTGACAATTTTTGTCAAGAATGGAAGAAGGTCAAAAAATCCCTTCTTAAGGTTCGTGAATAATTCTGAACCTTTTGTAATCATCCCACCAAGTGCTTCACCAAAAGCTAGTACTTCGCCTTCATTTTTTTTAAGCAAATCGTTAAATACCCATAAGTTGCTTGCACCGCCTTGAAGGGCTTTGCCGATTGGCTTGAATGCTTTTTCTAAAACTCTCGCACCATCTTGCAGTGGGCGCATGTATTCAGTAACACGCTTCCATCCCTGCTTAAAGTCCATCATCCAGTCGCCGATTCTGTCGAACATACCGACAGCTTTTGGAAGATACTCACGGATAGTCTTAACCATCCAATTACTCACACCGTCAACAGCGCCAACGAATCCATCTGTGATTGTTTCGAAACCCATCGACTGACCAATTGTTGCACTTATTCGTTGAAGGTCTCTTCTGATTATTTTAAATACACCTTCGAATGCGCCTTTTGTCGGCTCAAGAAACTGGTCTCCGAAGTCCGCAAACTCTGTCTTTAGTTGTGTCATGTAGGACTTGAGACGGCCAATTAACGTATTGTTTATTGCTGCAAATTGTCCTGCTACTCCACCTTTTTCGGCAAGAAGACCAGAAAACAAAGCATCCTTAAATCCTTCTTTTGTTTGTGTGAACTTTGATTCCTTTAATGCTTTTTGCATTTCTGGACCGAGCTGGCCAGCTGCTGCTTTTACGTCTGCCAGACTTTTCTTCTGGTCGTTGAGAGCAGCTACAACGGCTGCAACTTGTTCAATCGCCTTCTGTGGGTCTTGGCCTGCAGAACCAAAATCCATCAATGCTTTTAGGGTTTTATTGCTTGCATTTATTTGCGTGGAACTCATTGTCTTGGACATCACGGCATATGCTTTATTTAGACCATCAACACCAAGAATCGCCAGGTCTGCGTCGGCCTGTAGGTTGCGCATTGCCATTCTTGTTTGATTCATTGCTGAACCGAATTGCTGTGCACCCTTACCCCTGTAGGCATACATTGCCGCCTGCTGTTCACGCATTGCTGCGGCAGCAGCCCCAAGTGCCATGGTTAACGCTGCAGCACCTCCGGCAATTAACTGCATCGCCCCACCGTATGCCTTCATCAGGAATCTTCCCGAAGCAAAAAGTGCGTGAGTTGCAAGCATGGTTGCGCCAAGAAGACCCATTTCCAGAACAACGCCCTTAATGGCCATTCCCAGGAACTTGGTCATTCCTTTTCCGGTCATTTTGACCATGGAATCTATTTGGTCAAAACTTTTCTTCCACTTTCTTGATGTTGTCTCAAAAGATAAAGAAGACCTTGCCATCTGGGCACCGAGGTCGCGTGCGCTGAGTTTCTTTGCTGCTCTGTCAAGTGCGAGTAATTCGAGGCGTGCTTTTACAAGGTCTTTAGTCTTGGCATCAAATGAAATTTTGATTTTTACAAGCTCGTCTGCCATGGCTCTTTACCACTTCATAGTGTGATTTTTAAGTCACGTGAGTGTAAAAAGCGCCGGAGCTATGCGGACATTCGGTTATGCCTGCTGAGTCTTCGACTTGCGCTCTTGCTCTTCGCGGTCGTTAGATATTACTTTAGCACATGACATGAGCAGTAGCCAGTCAACATCGTCCCTATCGAGGAGGTCTAACGGGTTTTGCCCGAACAACTCTCCAAGTCTTGCTGCTGATTGGATTATGGAATCTTTGACTAGCTCGTCGAAGACTCCTTCGTAGGGTCCGATGCTGACACCGTATCTGAGTATCCAGCAGCATCAAGGATTGCAAGAGCAGCTGATTCGATATGTGGGTCAACGCCGAACAGAGCTCTAACAGCGTCTGGAACAGGCTTGGTTGTCTCAGTCATTTCAAGAATAAATGGATGAGCAAAGTTCATGATGTTGCCGTATTCATCGAATACTTCTTCATCATCTACGTAAATGCCAATTGTTGTATGGCCAATAACCATGCATGCAAACTTTGTTGCATCAAGGCCGTTACGCGAATCCTCACCACACTGCTTGCGCCAGTTTTTCATCTGTGTCTGGGTGATGTTTGGGCTCACCTTGACGCTAAGACCTGGACGCTCTGGCACCTCAATAAGAACAGGGTTTCTCTCAACCTTGCGCTTAACAAGAGTACGTAGCTTGTTCAGCTGAGTCTCTTCTGGGACAGAGGCAATAGCCGAGCTAGCTGCCGAAGTATCCTTCAGGGCTGCTCTCTTTTGCTTCTGACTGTCTGAATCTTCTGTTGTATAAAGTGTGTTGTCGCTCATGTCCTGAAAACTACCACACCTTTATCCGCCGTAGCGGAAGTACCCTTTTAACTATCTAAGGGTTGAAGTGACGTCAGATATGGCGAATGTGAGGGCGAATGTCGCTGGGGCACCGGATGATGAGTCACCATCTGGCTCTGTGATGCCAACCAAAAGGGCATCATAGTAGTAGCGGTCGTTCGTTGGGTCCTTGATGTCGCAGTCGAAAACCGAGATTACGATGTTGTAGTAGGCAATACCTACGTACTTACGCAAACCCTGAAGCTTTGCTCCGATACCAGCAGCCGTCTCGGCACTCACCATGTCATCGTCATAGTGGGCTGTGAGCGTGATGTCGCCAATTTCCGAAGGAGCGCAAAGAACTGTCGGACGTGACTTTCCGCCTTCGTAGATTTTCTCTACAGAAGCCGTGATTTCGCCACCAGACACCTGGGCGAACTTAAAACCAGTCCACTTAGGGAGGTTCGCCTGGACGTTTGTTTGCTGCTTGGCGTTGCTCGCAAAGTTACTTGGGAAAATCTCCGCAAGTACTTGTCTCTGTGCAATTTTTGCCATTTCCTATTCCTCCGTTATACGACTGTTGAAGTCAGGTTTGATTTGACGATGTCAATTTCAATCTTGTCACCGACGCTTGATACTCTTACGCCGACTCTTGCTTTGACAAGACCTGTTTGAAGCTGTGCAGCTGGGTTGATTCCGGCATCACACTTAACTGTGTATCCGTTGTCAAGCTGCTTACCGTTGGCATCGAATGCTGGATAGAGAGCACCAAGGTCTCTCATTCCTGCAAGGATTACAACGAGTCTTGCTTCAATGTTTGCAAATATCGTGTTTCTTCCGTCGATTGTTGAGAACACAAGGTCCTCGAGCGAACGGTAGCACTCTGTAACGATTGTATTAACAACATCTTGCTGTGTGATGTAGCGGAAGTTGTCACTGTCTGATGACAATGAGCGAGCTCCATAGATTCTCACAGTGTTTTGGATTACACGGATTGCGTTGACGTAATTTTCGTCAAGGTCATCTCCAGTGCTCTTATCGATGTCTGTTGCTGCCCCTGATACAAACTTTGCTGTAGAAATCAAGCCAGCAGCTGGAAGCTGAGGACCTGTCTGGTTATGAGCAACAGCTCTTTTTGCTGCAACATATCCATCTGGTGGAATTGTTCTAGTTACACCAGCAACACCGGAAGGAACAGTTACCCATGGGTAGTAGAGTGCTGCATGCTCGGCGTTGTCTTCAGCTTGAAGGGCAAGTGCTGTTGCCTTTATGTCTGCACTATTAGCACCTGCGGCACCATGGAGGATTGCAATTCTGCTGTAGTTATTAGCATGAGCAATAAGACCTGCACGAAGAGCCACATCATCGTTTGAAATTTCCGGGCATGAGACAGCTCCAGTTCCAAGTGCGTCATTAAATACTGTCAACGTGGACAGATACTTAGCTGCGTTGACTTGGCTTTCGAATGCATCACCAGCTGCAAGAGGCGTTGAAGCCAGTGTTGCTGGAAGTGTGGTTGTTGAATTCAGCGATGCCGAAACATAACGCGAAGCTATTGAGCTTGAGTTAATTCGACCAGCCATTTGTGAGGAAGTAGAACAGTTGCCTGTTGTGTAGACAAGCGTGTTCTCGAAGTACAAGTCGAGCTTTGCTGTCGTAGTGTTGTTTGTTACTACAACCTCTACATCCGAGCTCCATGCTCCAGGGCCATTTGCTGTCAGTGTTATGCAGTTTGCTGCTGCACCGTTTTGAATGGCAAGGTTTCCAACCGTTGCGCTAGCTCCTACTGCACGAGCAACATATGCCTGCGTGCCGCCTTCCTCAAAGAAGGTCTCTACGGTTGGATGCAAGTATGAATCTGAGCGGTAATCACCAAACATTGCCTCAAACTCGGCGATGCTCTGTACGAGAACTGCTTCACCGCTAGGGCCTCTATCTGCCAAGCCGACGACGAATAGTTGTGATGATTCTCGGACCGTCGCTGTCGATGGGCCGGTTCTTACTGAAGTTGATATAACTACGCCAGGCATAGGACCTTCCTATTACTTCTCATTGAGGGTTGGATTCCCTTATGTGAGTCAATTGTACAGAGGCAAAGTGATTATTTTGTGCAACTATCACTGGAACCTCAAACAAGTGGCTTTGATAAGAAAAACATTTATAAATCATACACCAGGGCCAGTAATGGTGACCTCACCATTGGCCCCAGTGAGAACTATTCTGTTATCGGTTGATGGTGTTTCAAGACCAGGGATATCGTTACCAGAGCTGACAGAAACAGTGTCAAACTCAATCTGAGACACTGCCGCGTGGTCCTTGCGCATCACAACTTCATCTATCTGGAGCGTGTATGCAATAAAGGAGCCAGCCATGACACGGTCACCCTTGAGTAGTGTGATGTCTGAAAATTCTTCTCGAATTGTCGATTCATCGATGACTGCACGAAATGAAGTTCTTGAGTCGTAAGCTCTCAGACATGGGTAGTCAAGCAATGCAGAACGAACTATTGTTGTCATTCTGTCTCTCATTAAAGTGCAAGCTTCTGAGCCTTC